AAAGTATTTGCGGTCAGAGGCGAACCCTGCGGCCTGCTTTGCAAATTGTCCTGTTGGCTTATTACTCATGAGTATAATCTTATCATACGCGCGGGGAGCGTCTAGTAATTGTGCTAGACGTTCGCGTACGCTTCTGTGGAAGCAAGTTTATTGGGCGATATGTTGTTTCTTGCATGATGGCGTACGCGCCACCGGCAGCCATTACAAGGTCGTCGTGTTCTCCGTGGTCCGCGCCAGAGTTTCCTCGCCGGTCGTATACAAATGTTTTAATTTCTTCAATCAAACGCTCGCACCGAATCGTCTCCGGGTTATCTCTGATCTGCATTTGGAGAGCGGTGAGCATTCGTGGGCGCGTGGACTGGCTTGTGATCCACCCAATCTTGTTGTCTAGGTCTGGGCGTGTACTGTTCATGTGACGAGGCCGGTAGAGGTTGGAGTAGTTGAAGGTGGTGGTGAGCATGAGAAGGACTGCTTGTCCGACGCTGTTGCGTTCTACTGCGAGTAGTGCTTTGTTGTAGGTGTGGGCTAGGCGCGCTAGGTCTTCTGCGTACTGGTCTAGGGCTGGGCGTCCATGGTAGGTGGCGCAGATCTGTCCCGTTTCGGAGTCGATCAGGACTGCGGCGGAGAAGTCGGACCCGTCTCGTTCTTCTGCGGATGCCATGCGAGCGTTAAAAGTTTCGTCGGTTACGCTGCCTGCTACGTCGGCAAACAGGATGTAGTGTTTGTCTTTTTGTGGTGCTTGCCAGATTTTGATTGGCCCGATCTTGTCGTCGGCGAAGGAGACGGTTCCGCCGCGTACGGGTTGTCCAAAGAACATTCCGCGTTTCGTTGGTTCCTTGGCAACGAGTTTGTCAATAAATTGGAAGTATTGTCGTCCGGTGGTTTCTGCAAAGTTGCCTAGTACGCGAATTTTGTAGGCTGGTGAGTCAATCCCCCATTGTGTTGCGGCGTCTGCTGCCCATTCTGGTGTGACGAGTGCGCGGGCAGCGTCGGGGTGTACTTCTTCTCCGGTGAAGTTGGGCGAGTCGAATGCGCTGATGTGTACACGATTCCATCCCGAGTCTGGCTTAAATGCTCGGTAGAATGTTCCTGTTGTGCGTGTCGGGTTTCCGATCAGGAGAACGCGAGCGCCCTCGGCGGTAAGGAATCCTTCCGACGCTTCGTAGATTGCATCGTCTACGCCGCTCGCTTCGTCTACTACGAGGAGCATTCGTGGTGCGTGGTGGCCTTGGAATCGTTCTGGCGTGTCGGTGGAGAGTCCGATGGCAAACCAGTCTGGTGCAATTTCAAGTTGCGTCTTGAAAAGTTTTCCAAAATCGGGTTTAATGTTGCGGTGGCGTTGCGCGATTTCGCGCCACAACAATTGTTCTACCTGACTCCATGTCGGCGCAGTGGTGATTACACGACATGGCCCCTTTAACATGTACTCTAGGACTGCGACGGCGGCGACTGCTGTTTTTCCTGAGCCGTGGCACGAGCGGACGACGGTGCGCTTATTGTCTCTGACGCTCTGGAGAACTTCCAACTGCTTCGACCATGGGTGAAAGTCTAGGAGGTTTTCGTAGATCCAGAGTGGGTCGGTGAGGATTTTGCTGCGTAGGTCGAACTGGTCTTGTGGTACGTCGTTGACGATCTTCTTGACTGTCTTGCCTTTGCGTCGCTTTGCTTGCGCGTCAACTTGACGAGTCATCTGTGTCCTGCTCGTCGCCCGGATCGCGGTTAGTGTCAAACGGCTCAATCATTATTTACTTCGACTGCTTCTGCTTCGACGAGTTTAGTCTCGCGCTTCGCAAGGTCCTTCTCCTGAATACGACCAAGCAAGTTCCAGTCGAACGCGCTCGCTTCGACCTTAATTGTGTTGGCGCGTTCTTTAGCGTAGCCGGATGGGAAGAGTCGCTCTAGGACGTGGGCGTGCATGCGCCAGTCCGCGTCGCCACGATCCATTACGTTACTAGCAAGGTTCGCTTGCAACGAGGCGCGACGCTTCTGGAACTCTACCGCGAACTCGTCTTCGCCCTCAAGGACGCGACGAGACAACGTATCTACCTTGATGCCGTGAGCCTGAGCGATAGTGAGCAGCGCAATAGGCTTGTTAGCCATCTCCAAGATCGACTGCTTATTGTCGTCAAAGAAATGCTTAGTCTCACTATCCGTCTTCTCAGGCAGGGTCAACTTTATCCTTCTTATCGTACTTAAGATTATACTGTGCATGCTTAGGAGAACGAACATGAGCAAACGCTTTCGACACTTCCTCAGCGTTATACATTGTAACTTCACCCGTCACAGTGTTCGTAACCTTCAAATCACCCGCACCAAAACGATTCCGACGAGGCTGAGTGTAACTAAACACATCCTCAAAGCCCCTCGGAGGATTCCCCCTAGTGTTCTTACCACGACGAATCGTACTCGCAGAATTAATCTGACGCAGTTCCTCGCTGTACTCACCGTAATGCTTCATCATCTTGCTCATCCTCCGACAATAACAACATATCACTCACCCAACCACCAGTATGTCAAAACTGTACATACAACTATGTAAGATCCTACACATACCACCATATTAGACGCGCATCAGTTACACTGTCACTACAACACGCCCCCGGACCGCTAAATCCGCTGCGTTACATCCTAACTCTGAGCCTATTCGTAGCAACTAGCGAGCCAAGCAGAACAATCCTGCCCCTCCACTAGACGAACAGACACCACCCACAAGGGTGATCCCCGGAAACGGCTAGGAATAGACTCATGCAGGGACATCAAGCATGTAAAACGGACGATGACTAGCCATAACGCTAGGGAGGGGGGGAGAATAATGCTACGAAGTACACGTTAAACGTGAACAACACGCAAAAAAAGACGATTAAAGATCATCTAACCACACCAAACCGCACAAAACCGCGAACTCAACACTACCAAAGTATCCACACACAGACACAAACCAAGCGCAGATAAACACACCACACATCTACACCACAATGCAAAAACCTCGTGCGATTAGACCAACTGGCCTGCTGCTAATTGACCAACAAATCAACAAACCCAGAAGAAAAACCATACCCACAAAAAAGAAAGCCTGCGTACGAGAGCGCCCTTTCTCTGCTGGGTGGGGTTGTCGCTCTTGCTAATCGGTCGGGCTGCGGATTAGCATGGAGTGTTCAGAGGAGAGCAGCACATTAACAACACCTCGGTCGCCCGCGAAGCCCCGGACACGCCCGCCGGGGGTGGGGTGGGGGTGGTTGTCTGGCGTGGGGTTAGTGTCGGGAGAGGTGCCGTGCTTCGCTGCTGCTGCGAATCGGTGAAGGGCAGGTAACGCTATTCGGTTTTGGGGTGCGCGTTAGGGGCCACGCTAGGCCCTTTAGAATCGTCACTAAGTCGGCACAATGTAGGGTAAATAGGGGTGATTGTGACACGCTTGCAACACTTTTGACTTATGTCTGACATTAGTTTCCATTATGTTGCGGGGGCCTTTGGGGGTGTCGATTGTGGGGCCTCTGCCGCGCGTTCTCCGGGCCTTGCGTTCGTGGCAGGGAAAGGGGTGCGGGTAGGGGCGAATTGGGCGCAGGGAGCGATATGCGAACACCTGTTCGATTTGTAAATTCTTTGTTTGTGTTGACTTTGTAACAACATAAGACCTAAATCTGTGTTTAGAGTGTGTCTACGTCCGATAGGGCGAACGTCCGGCGGTGTCGCAGTCAGTGGTATGGATCCCATGGCCGCACCGGGGAGACGGAAAAGATACGGAGGGCGACGAACCTCCGGCACTATAGTTTCCTTCCTTCCTTAGCAATGATCGACCACGCTAGGCGGTCAGACTATCGGCACTCAGACTGCCGACGGATACTGCCGCGCCTAGCCGATTCGCGCCACGATTCCGGTAGTGGCATTGCGCGAACCGGGTTCGACTCCCGGGCGAATCGTCCGCCATCCGGCGGCACTAAGGAAGGAAACACCATGAAAACCGTAAAGACAACGCGCCGCACGAACCTAGCGCCAATCATCAGCCACGGCCTACGGTTCACGAACGCAACGGGCAGCCTAAGCGGCCACGCGTCGACCCCTTGCGGGTTCGGCATGATCGACCCTGAAGGCCCAGACTATGCCCAACAGCGCGACTGCGGGGAAGTCATCGACTACACGGTCTATTCCTACAACACCCCTATCGCATGGCATACGCCTAGCGGTTGGCACGTTGTGGAACAGCGGTTCAGCGTGACAACCTCATGCCATCAAGGGCAGGTGCGCCGCGCCATCGCCGAACTTCAGAACTAACGCCGCTGGGCGGAGGGTCGAACCTTCGCCCAGCCATCCGCCAATCGGCGGCACTAAGGAAGGGAACACCATGAATAAGACAGCCCACGCCGCTAACATCGCGCGGCTACTGGTAATGCGCGACACGTTGCGCGACATGGCGGGAACGTACGAAGACGCCGGGGTCTACACACTGGCATACGAAATACAACCCGCATGGGAAGCCGTCGAAGTCGCACTATTCGAGGCGGAATCCGTCCGCAGTATTTGGGAACCGCTGGTCTAACGCCACTGGGCAGGGAGTCGAATCCCTGCCCGGTCATCCGGCACCCGCCGGTACTAAGGAAGGAAACACCATGAACGCAGTTACTCACCCCGCCGCAATCTTTGACGCGGACACCGCCGACATCGACGCGCTACGCGCGCAGGTAAAGGCAGTCACCGTCCACGCGGCAACGCAGGAAAGGCTAGTGGCAGAACTAGACAGCGATCTAGGCGTAGCCATTCGGCTAATCGGCACCTTGTCCGACGGGCAAGAGGATGACATCCGCGAGATGTGCAACGACGATCAGCGGCTCGCCCAGTTCGTCCGCGATCACAGCATCGTCAGCCTTGCATCCGACTACGAAGTGACGGTAAACATCCCCGTCAGCATCACGATGGTGGTCACGGCAGAAAGCGAATCCGATGCGGTAGACATGATCGGCGACGTACTTTCCAACGAGGTCAACATCACGGTCAGCGGTTCGTCCGATGACTCTTGGGACGCCTACGACTACGACGTCGTGAACGTCTGGGAGGCATAGGCACGAACGCACAACAGACCAACACCGCTAGGCAGCAGGGTCGAACCTCTGTCTAGCCATCCGGCACCCGCCGGTCTAAGGAAGGGAACACCATGAGCGAAACCGTAACCGCCACGATCATCATCGTCGGCAGCGGACTAGCCTTCGTCCCCGTAATCATCATCCTATGGGCGCGAATCTAGACACCCGTTAGAAATAACTCTAACGTAATCCTTACAACTACGACAACACCACCGCACCGAAAGGCGGTATCGTAAGTAAGGATAAACGGTAGCACCCGCTACCAGAATGGAAGGAACATCATGAGCGCAGGAATCCTAGACAACGACCACGCTTTCTACGGGGGGCGAGAACCGGCATGGCACCGGCTCGGCACCGTGATCGACGCGGACGTTGTAACCGCAAAGGAAGCGATGGACTTGGCCCGTCTCAACTGGACTGTTGAGCAGCACGAAGTCCACGCGCACATCCCGACCGGCATGGACACGCCAGACCTGACCACGATCATCCCCGGCAAGGTTGCCAACGTCCGCATGGACACGGGCGAGGCGCTGGGAATCGTCGGCGGCAGGTACCATGTAGTGCAGAACTCCGAAGCCTTTGACTTTTTCGACGAGATCATCGGCAAGGGCGACGCGCACTACCACACGGCAGGCAGCCTTTACAATGGGCGGAAGATTTGGGCGCTCGCCCGACTCAACCGCGACATCTGTATCGGCGGCGACACCGACGAGAAGATCGACCCGTTCGTCACACTTGTCAACGGACACGACGGCAACACCGCAGTCAGCGTGTACACAACGCCGATCCGCGTCGTCTGCCAGAACACGTTGCAGTGGAGCATGGAAGGCACGAAGAACATGTGGAAGGGACGGCACACGCCGAACATCACCGACAAAGCGCGCGACGCGCGTGACATGCTCGGGTTCAGCAACGCCTACTTCGACGAACTGCAAGCACTGGGCGACAGCCTGATCGTACAGAAGATCGACCGCGTATCGTTTCAGCGGATGCTAGACATGCTCGTGCCACTGCCCTCGCCGAAGGACGAGGAAAGCACACGCGGATTGACCATCGCAGAGAACACGCGCGAGGCTATCCACATGGCATGGGACGTGGACAACATCGCCAACGTGAAGTACACGAAATGGGGATTCGTCCAAGCAGTCGCAGAGTACGTTGACTGGGGCAAGAATCATCGCACCGACGAGAAGTTCCTAGACCAGAACGTACTAGGCGGAGCGACCGTACCAACGCTCAAGGATCGCAGCATCAAGGTGGCACTGACCGCCTAACCGGAACGGGGGACTGGGCAATACCGCTCAGTCCCCCACCAGAACGAAGGGATAACAATGGCTACTATCTACTGGTACAGCCTTGCCGATGGATCGTTCGGCACATGCAAGGCGTGTGAGTTCATCATCATAGACGTGGATAAACTTACACCCGAGCAGGCGCGACACATCTACGAGGCTGACGTGGACGGAGACGAGCAGGAACTAGCAGACGCGCTCGTTGGGATTCAGTACGAACAGACAGGACTAACCGCACGACGAGAACGGAGCAGAGCATGAGCAACACCGACGACATCAACACGATTCACTGTATCTTTCAGGAGTTGCAGAACGCCGGAGTGGAGATCCCTATTAGGGACTACGACTTCGTTTACGAGACACTAGAAGCAGCAAGAGAACCGCGCGAAGGGACATGGACAATAGTCAAGTGTGACCCCGACGAGCGCGGCGCCGACGCCATCATCCAATCGTACGGCGTATTCGCCAGCGAGGGCGAGGCTCTAGAGTTTCTCGCAGAAGTCCGAGACGACGACCCGGAAACAGGAAACGGGTGGACTACGCTGGAGGTACGGGCATGAGCATCTGGGATGTAGAAGTAATCTACCCGGAGACGTACGCACGAATGACAGCGGCAGAGCGGGTTCGCCACAAGCAGATGGACGTATCGTGGAAGCGAGCAGCAGCACGATCCCGAGACTACCGCGAGCAAGGCAACCTAGACAAGTCATACGAATGGGAAGACCGGGCAAGCGAAGGACGCGCCAACCTGTTCACCTACTGCAAGGACATAGATGGAAAGTACAAGTAAAAACATCGGGACCCTCTGGACAATCGAAGAAGCAGCACGAAACATGAAAGTAACCAAAGCCAAGATAGAGAAGGCTATCCGCATCAACACCCTACCCATCCGAACCTTCGGCAATCGCACCATGCTAGACCCACACGACGTGAAGGCATGGTACGATCAACGCTAGAAGGACGGTCGGGTGTCCGTTCTGAGGCAACAGGTGATCCCTTCCCCACCTCCGCCTCCCCCTCTCCGACGCTTAGGTATCGGAGAGGGG